ATGGATCTAACAGAATCAATCAAGGAATTCGAAGCTGACATTAAAAAGATTCGTGGCAAAGGCAGTAGGAGTTGGTGGCATGTTTAAAGCAATGGCTCTTATATGTAGTGTTTGGATTGTAAATGGAAAAGCTGAACAACAATGTTTTACTCACATGTTTAAATGGGAGTTTGAATCTTTGCAGCAATGTGAACTAAAGTTAGTTCGGTATAGAATTTATGAATTACCCAAGAATCAAAAGATAATTTTAGATGATTGTATTCGGGTAAAAAAGTCATAATTTCTAGGTACAATCATACACGGGGGTATCTTTACCCCCTCTCTATGGCTCTTAAATCGAGCCTTTTTTTATTCATCATTATCAAATTCTATCTCAAAGTAATATTCTTCGTCTTCTTCTTGTTGATCAAGAACTGTTGTAGATGACTTAATATTTTGAAATTTTTGTTTAGCCTGGTTAAAATCTATAACATTGTTTTCTGTTTTGGATCTATCTTTAGCCATTGCCTTGCCTCCTCTCCTAATACCTTTGCGCCTATATCTATTTTATCTTTGAGAGCTTTCACAATCTTTTCATCGATTGTATTCTCCGTAATTAAATCAATGTATGTCACTTTGTTGGTTTGACCAATACGATGACATCGATCTTCAGATTGCATTCTAGTTTCTAAATTAAAATCATTTGCATAGTAAACTACAGTATTTGCTTGATTCAAAGTTATACCATATCCAGCAGTTGATGGATTACCTACAAAAAATCTCATTGGATTATCGGGATCTTCAAAAGCCTCAATGACCCGAACTCTTTCTTCTTGTGTTGTATCTCCAAAGTATGCGCCAACAGAATCTTTGCCATACAAACTTTCAAGTTTGTTTTTGATCGAGATAATATCGTACCTAAACCTAGAATAAATAAGTATTTTACCCGTTACTTCATCACATATATTAAGTAACTCAGTTAACCTATTGGTTTTAAACTCAATTATGTTACCTTCATCTGTTTTGAGATGTCCCGATAGTATCTGCTGCAATCGTAACATTTGAGTTATGACCATGGGCGCAGTTACAGTTGAAGCGACATCAAGCAATAAGATAGCCTCTCTTTGTATCTTGCTATACATTCTTTTTTGTTCATCAGTTGATTCAATGAAACGAGTTGTATAAATTTTATCGGGTAAGTCTATGCAATCCACTTTCAACACTCTAAATATATATGGATCTATTTTACCAAGCAGTTCATCCAATCTTTTGTATCCAACAATCTGCTGAAAGGTATGAGATCCAATGTTTCTTTTTAGTATATTTGCATGACGATTAAGAAAAGCATAGTAACTTTTAAAATTTAAGATCCCTGGGTCAAGGAACTCAAACTGTGACCATAGATCCAAGGGCGATTTAGTTACGGGTGATCCCGTAAGTAAACGTTTATATGCAAACTCCCGACCTATTTTAATCAATGATTTAGTTCGTTTGGCTTTTGGATTCTTGATTGTGGTTGATTCATCTATGGCTATGAGTCCCCGACTCCCGAACTTCTTAGCCATCCAGTTACCCGCCTTGATTCCACGTGCACTAGAAAAAGCCTCGATGTTCATAACAAATATTCTCATGGCCGTGGTTGTGGTTTTAAAAAATTCATTTAATTTTTTTTCATACATTTTATTTGTATTTGACTGCCAATATAATAATTTATGTTCTATACTATCTGACAAATGTGTAGGTATTTCTTTCTGCACCCAATTACGATAAACACCTTTCGGAGCTAGTATTAATGCAAAATTTATTTTTTTATTGTGGCGCAACCAAGCAATATTATCAATGAGCACCTTTGATTTACCCGTACCCATCTCCATAAAAAAACCAAAGAGATGCATATCTTTTGCCTTGTCCAATGCATCAATTTGATGATTATATGGTTTTGTTTTCATTATGTGGTTGACATCCATCATTTAACTCCTATATATTCCAATATAAACATTAATTTTTTTATTTCAACCCAAACCTGAAGAGGAGATACTTAAATGGCTGAAAAAATTTTTGATGAAATGTTTGATGATACAACACTTGATAAAGTGCAGAAGGGGGACATGAAGACACTTTCCTCACTTGTTAAAGACTTGGATCAGCTTACAATAGATATTAATGAAAAGGAAGAAGAACTTAAATCCTTAAAACTTCAAAAACATAAAATGTCTACAGAGCAGATACCCGCTATGATGGATGAGATGGGTGTCCAACGTTTAGATGTAGAAAATTTAAGTGTAAGTTTGAAACCTTTAATTAATGCAAGTATACCACCGACAAGACGAGATGAAGCTTATCAGTGGTTAAGAGAAAATGATCTTGATGATATAATTAAGAATGATGTCATCATGTCATTTGGTAAGGGAGAGGATAACATGGCGGGTGACATTATGTATGAACTCGAACAACGTGGTATGCATCCCGAAAAGAAGACACACATTCACTCAATGACACTTAAGGCTTTCATTAGGGAACGTGTTGAGAAGGGGTTACCGATAGATCTAGATTTATTTGGTGCCTTTGTAGCAAGAACTGCCGATATTAAAAGGAGTTAATAATGAGCAAAGCAGTAACAAAAAAAGAGGACAATCTTCCCTCAGCAATAGAAGATGAAATTTTTGAGACCGCTGGCGATGGCATTGATTACGATACATCGGAATTACAAATACCATTCCTACGTTTAGTACAAGCAATGTCTCCACAGTTAAAAAAGACAGATCCTAAGTTCATCAGCGGATGTTCTCAAGGAGATATGTTTAATACTGTGACGGGACAGTTTTGGGATGGAGAAGAAGGTGTGACAGTAATACCTTGTTTTCAAGAAACTAAATATCTTGAGTTCATACCACGAGATCAAGGCGGAGGATTTGTTGGCGAGATAGCTCCCGACAATCCAGCTATTAAACAAGCTAAACGTGAAGGTAATAAAGAAATATTATCTAATGGCAATGAACTTGTTAAATCTGATCAGCACTATTGTATTGTGCTTGATGGGGACATTCCGCAGTTAGCTATTATGGATATGAAAGTATCGCAACTCAAAGTTAGCAGACGATGGAAAACTCAAATAGCCATGCAAAAAGTCAAGGACAAAAATGGAATACTACGTGTGCCTGCAGTATATGCAACCATGTGGAAGTTCAAGTCTGTTGAAGAAAGTAACGATCAAGGAACGTTCTTTAATTGGACATTTGACAGAGTTGGTTTTGTCCAGGACAAAGGCTTATTTGAAGAAGCCAAGAAGTTTAGAGAGTCTGTTATGAAAGGCGAGGCTAAGGCAAGAGCCGAAGATATAGTAGACCAACCAATGGCAACTAAAGTAGATGATGATCATTTTTAATGGATCTACATCAAAAGTTCATGGCAGTGTTTGAGGGATCAAGCACTGCGCATGGACAAACCACTATTGGTAACGTCAGAAAAAATGGTAAGACCGATGCTAAGAGTTTCATCGTTAAAGAACCCTTGACTATAGATTTAGTTAGGGATCATTTGAATGGCACAAGAGGTATTGGATCAATACCTATTACTAGTGAGAACAAATGTAAATTTGGTGTCTTGGATATAGACACGTACCCAATTGATCATGCAGACATAGCGAAGAGATGTAAGACTATGAAACTGCCTTTTGTCGTATGCAGAAGTAAATCGGGTGGCGCACATTTGTTTTTGTTTTTAAAAGAATATTACCCCGCAGTAGATATAAGAGATTATTTAGGAGAGATGGCAGCAGCACTTGGTCATTCTAATTGTGAGATATTTCCAAAGCAAGATCAGATACTTATAGATCGAGGAGATGTAGGAAACTTTATTAACCTTCCATACTTTGATGCAGATAATAGTCTAAGATATGCAGTTGATGAAAAGGGTAAGGAGATGACCCTTGAAACATTTTTAAATGTTGTAGAAAAGAAAACAGTAACGTTAGAAGATTTAGCTAAGTTAAATCTTGGTAATAATAAAAAAGAATTTGATGATGCGCCTTGGTGTCTACGTATATTTTTTAACCTTGGTATTCCAGAAGGTCAAAGGAACAAGGTTATGTTTCATGCGGGTAAGTATGCAATCAAGAAGTTTCCAGAAAGTTGGAAACAAATGCTTGAGACATGGAATCAGAAGTACTGCTCACCACCATTGCCTGCATCTGAGATAGTAACAATTCAACAACAACATGAGAAAAAAGATTATGAGTATCTGTGTAGGGACGAACCTATGCAGAGTCATTGTGATAAGAAGGCATGTAAACAAGCAAAGTATGGAATCGGTGGCCATGATACGTTGCCCGAGATTGGTGGACTAACAATATTAAAATCAGAGCCAAGATTATTTTTTCTTGATGTAGATGGTAAGAGACTCGAGCTATCTACAGAGCAATTACAAATGCCCATACAGTTTCAACGTGCATGCATAGAACAAATAGATTTTATGCCTCCGTTGTTTAAACCAGGGGATTGGCAAGTTTTGGTAAATAATTTGTTATCCACTGCAACATCAATAGAAGCTTCTGAAGAGTTGACCTTAACGGGTCAATTTAAAGAACTCGTAGAAACCTACTGCACTAGCCGTATTCGGGCAAAGTCTCCCGAGGAAATGACCATGGGTAAACCATGGACAGAAGATGACTTGACATATTTTACCATGAAAGGACTGCAGGAGTTTTTGAAACAAAGGGGATTTACTACCTTTAATAGACCACAGATCCAACAGAGATTGAAAGATTTAAATCATGATTCTAAATGTAATGGCATGAAAAAAATAAAAATGGATGATGGTAAGTGGAATAGCTTAAGGGTTTGGTGGGTTCCTAAATTTGAAACTACTGAAGTGGATTTATATGTAAATAAGGAGACAGATGATGACGAAATCCCATTCTAATGAAAAACAAATGGATAGGAGTACTACATTCCTAACGGGACCCGAGGTATGCTCTTGGCTTAAGATATCTAAGTCAACATTATATCTTTGGGTACAAAAGGGTATGTTCCCTAAACCCGTGATGCTTGGTCTACCCGAAAAGAACGGAACATCTAGATGGATAGAAAGTGAAGTTCAAGACTGGTTAGAGAAAAGACCAAGAGAAAAGTCTAATGGATGAGCAACTAATATTCGGACCACCAGGATGTGGTAAGACATATACTTTGATTGATATAGTTAAGGAAGAGTTAGGCAGAGGCACACCGCCAGATAAGATTGCATTTGTGTCCTTTTCTAAAAAATCTATAGAAGAGGCTAAAGATCGTATATCTGAACAAACTAAATTATCACTCAAAGATGTTCCGTGGTTCAAGACTCTACATTCAACTGGCTATCATTGGCTAGGTCTTAATGACTCTAACATGTTGACTCGTGCAGACTTTACAAAGTTGGGCGAGGAACTTGGAGTTATATTTGATGGTAACACTGCAAGATCTAATAGTGATGGTGTGCTTCTGCAATCTTTTAATAAAGGTAATCAGTATCTAGAACTTATTGGTAGAGCAGCCATGAGGGAAGTTTCCTTGGATGATGAATATAATGATAATGGCGATTATCAACTTAGTTATTCTTTTTTGAAAAAAGTAAACAAGGTATACAAAGAATATAAGAAAGAATACGACAAGCGAGACTTCACAGACATGATACAAGACTTTGTGTATCAAGGAACTGCGCCATCGATTGATGTGTTGATAGTCGATGAGGCGCAAGATCTAACAAAGCTCCAATGGTCAATGATCGATGTCCTTAAACAATCAGCCAAACGTGTGTGGTATGCAGGAGATGATGACCAGGCCATACATGCATGGAATGGTGTTGATGTAAAAAATTTTATGAACTCATGTTCTAACATAAGGATCTTGGATCAGAGCTACAGAGTTCCAATGTCCGTGCATAGCATCGCAGATAAAATTGTAAAAAGAATTGATGTAAGACAACAAAAAGAATGGAATCCAACAACACGTGAAGGATTGGTAGACTACCACATGAATTGGTATGACGTAGATATAGACGAAGGATCATGGACTATCATGGCTAGAACTAACAAGATAGTTAGTAAGATAGAAACAAATTTACGTGACAATGGATATTTATACGAGAGATTCGGTCAAGTATCATTTAATAATGAATACACACAATTTATAAGAATGTGGGAAAATTTACGTGAGGATAAACCTATAGCTTTAGATATGATCAAGCAGTTCTATGGGTTTGTTCCAAAGCAAGGTAAGAATCAAGTGGTCAAAAGAGGATCGGCCAAGACATTAGATTATTTAGATCCACAAAGCAGTTTAACATATAACGAACTTGTGGCTAATCATGGATTGGTTGCGCCTAAGTCTATGAGATCTGAGGATGTTGTAAACATGTCAGAAGATGATCAGACATATAGGGCAGCCATATTACGAAGGGGAGAGGATCTAGATAAGCCTCGTATTAAACTATCGACAATACATCAGATGAAAGGCGGAGAGGATGACAATGTAATATTATTATCTGAGTCATGCTATCCTGCAGTCAATGCACCTAATCAAGATGATGAACATCGTGTGTTTTATACGGGGGTTACTAGAGCAAAGCATAACTTACACATAGTAGATTCATTTGGAAAGTATAGGTATAGAATATGAGCATTGAAGATCAAATAAATAAAGCCATAAGAGAAGACCCTCGTTTGAATTATCTTTTGTTTCAAGATATTAATCCTGATCATGAAGCTGTTGCTATTAAGGTTTTGAGACAACGTTTAGCACAGGTGGCTCTTGTAGAGAATCAATTAAGAGTGAAAAGAAATTCTCTTGATAATCAACTTTTAGATAAATTAATTAAATATCAAGAAATGGCAAGGATGATAGAAAAAGTTATTCATCTTATAGAAACAGATGAAGTTTTTGAAGGTGAAATTGAACCAGATGAAGACATTCCTTGTGTAAAGTACACATTTGACTTTGAATCTGGCAAAATGAAAGTAATCCCCGTGAAAGATGAGGAACAAAAATGAAGAGAGAAAACGTACTAGCCAAAGCAGGGCAACTCATTACAGGCGATAGAGCAAGAGACTATGGGGATGCCTATGAAAATCATGAAAGAGTTGCTACTATGTGGTCAGCAATATTAGGTATTAAAGTTTCTGTAAGAATGGTGTATCTTTGTTTATTGGCATTGAAGATTTCACGTTTAGTGAAAACACCTAGTCATACAGATTCGTGGGTCGATATCTGTGGATATGGCGCACTTGGAGCAGAAGAGAAAGATGATAAGTAGTTTATTTAAACCACATCCTAATCCAACAATGAGGGTCATAAGCTTAGGCGCAGGTGTGCAATCTTCTGTCATGGCATTGATGGCAGAACAAGGAGAGATAACACCCAAGCCAGACTGTGCAGTATTTGCTGACACACAAGCAGAACCTGATGAAGTTTATACACATCTTGAGTGGCTATCCACACAACTATCTTATCCAATATACCAAACAACTGCAGGAGACTTACGTAAAAGTATAACTGAAGGTATAAATATTAGAGGCACAAACAGAGATTATTGCGTAGTCCCTTTTCATGTCAAAGATGGTTTTGGTCGTAGGCAATGTACAACACAGTTTAAGATCGAGCCAATACAGAAAAAGTTTAGAGAATTACTTGGTGTAAAGAAAAATCACAAAGTTAAACCAGGAGTTATACTTGAACAATGGATAGGTATAAGTCAAGACGAACTACAACGTGTAAAAGAATCTAGAGACAAATGGTTATATAACCGATGGCCACTGTTAGAACTAGGAATGAAACGATATGATTGTCAGAATTGGTTTGCTAAACATTACCCAGAAAAATATCTACCACGATCTGCTTGTACATTTTGTCCATACAAAAACAATAATGAATGGCGACATCTTAGAGATAATGATCCTAAAGGTTGGAAAGATGCGGTGGCCGTGGATAAAAAGATAAGAACTACTGGCACAGATAAAGGACGTGAGCAATTTGTGCACAGATCCTTAAAGCCATTAGATCAAGCTGACTTACAAACAATGGAAGAGAAAGGGCAACTATCATTCTTAGATGAGTGTGATGGTATGTGTGGTATGTAATGAAAGATAAAAACACAATTAGTTTCTTAGAACGTATGGAGATGAATACGTTAGAAAAAGAATGGACAGTGCCTCAATCTTTTCCAGACCTTACTAACTCTAAGTACATAGCCATCGACTTAGAAACATGTGATCCAAACTTAATGGAACTTGGCCCAGGATGGACACGTAACGATGGGTTTATCGTGGGAGTAGCTGTCGCAGCGGGGGATTTCGTGGGATATTATCCCTTTCGACACCAAGGTGGTGGGAATATACCAGAAGAAAAAGTCTTTACTTGGCTTAGAAAACAGATGGATACACCACACATACCTAAGATTATGCACAATGCAATGTATGATGCAGGGTGGCTTAAGTGGGCAAACGTAGATGTAAAGGGCAAGATTATTGATACAATGATTGCTGCTCCACTTATTAATGAAAACAGATTTAGTTTTGCACTTAATGCCTTGGGTCGTGATTACCTTGGCGAGCGCAAGGATGAAAAGGTACTAAAGTCAGCAGCTAAGGATTTTGGATTAGATCCAAAGAAAGAATTATGGAAACTGCCTTCACAATTTGTAGGGACCTATGCAGAACAAGATGCAGCTTTGACTCTTAGATTATGGAATCACTTTGAACCACTGATAAATAAAGAAGAGCTATCAAGTATATTTGAGTTAGAAACAAGTCTCATACCTTGTGTATTTGAAATGAGAAGTAAAGGTGTAAGAGTAGATTTAGATAAGGCAGAACAAACTAAAACTAAATTACTTACGATGAAGAAACAAATACTGAAAGAAATAAAAGATGATACCAACATAGATGTAGAACCATGGGTAGCAACAAGTGTAGCTAAGGTATTTGACTATCATAATATTCATTACGATGAGACAGATAAGAGCAAACAAGCATCCTTTACAAAAACTTGGTTGCAAAACTGTCCACATCCCATAGCAGCTAAGGTATTAAGACTTCGTGAATTAGATAAGGCGCACAATACATTTATTGATAGTATACTAAAACATAGTTACAAAGGTCGAATACATTGTGAGTTGCATCAACTTCGTAATGATGATGGTGGGACAGTGACGGGTAGGTTTAGTTCATCTAATCCTAATCTTCAGCAAATACCATCAAGAGATCCAGAGATTAAGAAAATGATTCGAGGTCTATTTATACCCGAAAAAGGCGAGAAGTGGGGTAGCTTTGACTATAGTAGCCAAGAGCCAAGGTTATTGGTTCACTATTGTGGAGTCGTAAACAAAGGTAATCCTACTGTGGATAACATCATAGAACAGTATCAACAAGATGATGTTGACTTTCATCAGATGGTTGCAGACATGGCAAACATATCAAGAAAAGAAGCTAAGACAGTTAATCTTGGTATTATGTATGGCATGGGCAAACAAAAACTTGCCAACACTTTAGATATTAAACTTGAAGAGGCTAATGAGTTATTAGACACTTACCATCGTAAAGTTCCGTTTGTTAAACAACTTGCAGATCAAGTAATGTTACGTGCACAAAAGATGGGTAGGGTTAGAACTGTGTTAGGCAGATCATGTAGGTTTGATATGTGGGAGCCAAAGACATTTGGTTATAATCAACCCTATAAGTTTGAAGAAGCTGAAAAGAAATATGGCCCAGGTATAAGACGAGCTTTTACATACAAGGCATTGAATAGATTAATACAAGGTAGTGCAGCAGATCAAACAAAGAAAGCCATGGTTGATTGTTACAACGAAGGTTTAGTGCCTTTGCTTACAGTGCATGACGAACTTTGCTTTAGTATAAGTTCACAAGAACAAGCAAATAAAATTACAGAAATCATGGAGCAAGGATTGCAACTTAATGTGCCAAGTAAAGTTGACCAGGAGTTAGGTAAGGATTGGGGCGAAGTTGGTTAGGTAGATAGGTTTTCCATACGATCTATTAACCTCTCTGCACGTTTGGTTACTTGATCGTACCACTTGGAGTTACGCATCTCAGATGCAGCAGATTTCCAATCACCTTTATTAACATTCTCACGCATACGCACAAATTTAGATAAACGAGGTCGTCCAAGATTGAACATCATATTGGCGATGATTAGTTGTGCCTCTTCTGGTAGATCATCAAAGTTATCATACAATACTTTGCATTCATCTATCGTTACTTGTATGTCCTTATCAAACAAATCATTAACACGTTCTTTTGATACTGATGTGCCAACAGGTTTACCATACTCTTCATCCCACTCTGTTACAAGATGACCGATGCCCACTGTAGGCAAATTTAAGTGATCGAGGTACACGGAGTAAACACATCCCTCATCTCTTTTGA